TTAATAAAAGCACATAATGAAGAAGAAAAAGCAATGCAAATTGAATTTGGTGAGATTTAATGACTGATGAAGAATACAAAAAGTTTTTGGAAGAATACGGAGACATAGAAACTTATATAGGCGAAGAAGTAGAAAAGTATAAAAAGGAAACAACAGAACTAATGGACGCAGTTAAGTTATTAGTATTTGTTAGTTTATTAAATAAAGTATCAAAAAAAGATTTCAAAAAGAAATTAGAAAAGAATTTTAAAGAGTATAAAAACAAGATAGATAAACGCACCGAGAAATCATATAAAACTATCGTAGGTTTAACGAATTATGTTAACAAGGGTAATTATACCGAACAAGATAAAACATCGCTAGAAAGTGCCTTAAAATCGCTTTTAAACGAGTTTGATATAAAGTCTACCAAAACACAAGATGATAAGTATATAAAAGTAATAGAAAACTTTTATAGTAAAACACAAAAAACAACTGAAAAAGATTGGGTTAAAGTTAATGAATATCTTTCTGATAAAGTAAGCAAATTTGATAAAATAGAAAAAACAATAGCATATTACAACAAAGATGGAAGCATAAGAGCTTATTTTGATTTAGCAAGTTATGAAAGCATGGTATATAACACTAATTTAACTAATACAGGAGTAAAACAAGTAATAAAGGACGCTATGAGAAGAAATTATGATGTAGTCTATGTAGACCCTCATGCCTTTGCTTGTCCTATGTGTCAGAAATATCAAGGCTATTTTTATAGTTTAACAGGACTAACAACAGAATTTAATGGAATAAAAATAGACCCATTAGAAAAAGTTAGTTTTTGGAATAATGAAGAAGGTGGTTTATTTCACCCTAATTGTAAACACATACCTAGAAAAGCATATGAAGATGATGAAATAAATACAGAATATAATAGTGAAAAATGGGAAGAAAGATATGATGATAAACAAAAAATAAATGGTTTAGAGTTAAAAAAGCAACGAATAAGAAATGATATGAAAGTTTATCAAAAGTTAGATAATGGAGAAATGGTAGATAAATGTAAACAGCAAATAAATGCTATAAACAAGCAAATAAGAGAATTAAGATAGGAGGAATAATAATGGTTACACTTTACAAAAATGATAATGTAAAAAATACAACAGAAGGACAAATAGCTTATTGTGAATTAAGGGGGTTGTCAACTGACACAAAGCCAACTGAAATTAATGGCATGACAATTGGTAATGGTAGTGTATTTATAGAAACAGATACACAAAAACTATTCTTTTATGATGAAACTAGCCAAGAATGGTTAGGTGAGTAGTATGGATATAGTAAGCTATTTACTAGGTAAACAATCTTCTGGTGGAGGTGGAAGTCTTGATGGAGTATATAAAGTAAATAGTAGAGAAGAAATGGAAGCTATTTCAAATCCACAAACTAATGACTTGTGTATTATATACGACGAAACCAATAATAAAGTAGGGTTATATCAATATGAAAATAATGAATGGACACCTATTGTAAAATTTCCAATAGCAGATGATTTTACAGAAGTTACCTGTATAAATACTACACAAGGACAATTTATAAACACTAATGTATTAACAAATGAAAATACAAATGTAGAATATAAAATGTCAATTGGTTCATTTAAACAATATGGACCGCACTTATTGTCAGGTCAATCAACTATATTCCCAATGATTAGAACACTTAGCGGTAGCCAATTTTATTGTCAAATCGGTTCAGAGGTGTTTTATATAGGGAAAATTCCACGCACCACAAACAAAATTTATAAGTTTGAATGTAAAGGAACTAACATATATTTAGATGATGAATTAAAGGGAACGATTGCAAGAGTTGAATTTACAGATACAAAACCGCTTTATATTGGTACTTATGGAGGAGAACCTAATACCGCAACATATTCTTCATCTTTAAAAATTTATTATGTAAAAATATTTGAAGGAGATACATTGATAAGAAATATGATACCATGTTATAGAAACGATGATAAAAAAGTAGGAATGTATGACACTATAAATAATGTGTTTTACACAAATGATGGTAGTGGTAATTTTACTTATGATGACTAATCTTTATTTCAAAATGAAAGGAGAAAAAATATGGATATAACAAGTTATTTATTAGGAAAGAACTCTGCTGGTGGTGGCGGAGGCTCTGATTTAAACTGGAGTGCAATAGGATATGATAGTAGACCACAAATAATTGATAATGGATATAATTATGCTAAACAAATACAACAAAGTTGGACACCTGCAACTGATTTAACAGATAGATTTAGAGACGATACTAATTTAGTATATATGCCATTAGTTGACACTTCAATAGCAACTAACGCTTACCGTATGTTTTCTGGCTGTATTTCGTTGCAAACAATACCTTTAATTGATACTTCTAGTGTTACTAATACGGCGAGTATGTTTTATGGTTGCTCTAGTTTAAAAGAAATTTCAGCAATAGATATAAGTAATTCAAAAAGTATGAATGCTATGTTTAATGGTTGTCTTGCATTAACTACTGTTCCACAATTGAACGCAGGTAAAGTAACTGGAACAACTTCTTTTGTTGGTGCGTTTTCCAAATGTCCTAATTTAACTGATGAAAGTCTAGACAATATATTAAAAACGTGTATAAGTGCAACTTCTTATAATGGGACAAAAACGCTTGCAAAATTGAGTTTTGATAGCACAAATTATCCAGCCTCAAGAATACAAGCATTACCACATTACCAAGACTTTTTAGACGCAGGTTGGACTATTGGATATTAAAGTTGCTAATCTTTTTAAAAATTAGAAATGTGGTTAGTTGGTAGGCACACCAATCAAAAGGCAATTACCAGTCGGCTATAATTGCACATTCTCATGAGGAGGAAGAAAAAATGAAGATTGAAAAATATCTTACAAACAAAGATATCACATTGACGAATGATGATATTGACACGGCAAGACTTATTAAAGACTTGCAACAGGGAATGGTTAGTGAAAACGAGGTTGAGACTAGGTTAGAAAATGCTAAAAAAGAATGGCAAAAAGAAAGTACTCAGGCTTATTCTGAATTAGAGAATAAATATAATGACCTAGAAAAACGCAACGGAGATTTAACTACAAATTATGCACAATTAAAACTAGAAAATGTTATGACTAGAGAAGGATTTAAAGAAGAAGATTTCAAAGAAGTAGCACAATTAAGAAATAGTCTTTATGGAGAAGAAAAAGATGATACAGTTGCTATTCAAGGAATAAAAGAAAAGTTTAAATCAACATACTTTCCTAGTGATAACAAAACTCAATTTACACCAGCACCAAATGAAGATTTAGTAAAAGGTGGAAATGAAGTAAAAACAGATACACCAATAGAAATAACAAGAAAAACAAGTTTAAAAAGTTTATTAATTAAAAAGTAAGGAGAGATGAAAAATGAATTATACAGAAGTAAATTTAGATTTACAAAGTGTAGCAAAAAGAATTTATGATAGTTTGCTATACAATTCACAATTTTATAAAATGTTAAATCCAAATTATATTGGAGAAATAAGAAATGCAGGAACACCTATGATTGAGGTTATTCAATCAACAGATACAACAGTTAATGTTAGACAGACTAAAGAAATTCAAACTGCTTTAACACCAGCATTACAGGGTTATAGAAGTGTAAAGGTAGACTTAACAGAACTACCAATGGATTATTCAATTAGAATTCCAGTATTAGTAGCAGGTTCTAATTTAATCAATGTATTAGAAGACGCTATGATGAAAAAAGACCAAGCAGTAGCAAAACAAGTTGATACTTATGGTTTTGGTAAATTAGCAACTGATGTAACAGCAACTTCAACATGGGCTCCAGCAGACCAAGAAGGTTATATTAGTGCATTAAATACATTAAAAGCAACTTTATTTAATAAAAATGTTTATGATGGATATAGATTGGCTTTATCAGCAACTGAATATGCTAATTTAGTATCAGCATTAACATCTATTCTTAAGTTTGAAACTGCAGTAGGAGTTAAAGGTGTTGATATGGGTACTGTATCAGAAGCATACGGAATTGAAATATTCCCAGTAAACGATACTATGTTAGGAACTGCAAAAGGATATTTCTTCAATAACCTAGCAGTAGTTGGAGATAGTTTCTTTGATAGCATGGTACAATACAATGGTAACTACCCTGGCTTCCCTGGATATTTCGTAATCGAGAGCAACATTCTATTCGGAGCTAAAGTAGTAGAACAAAATGCTATAATTAAATTAGTATCTGCTTAATTATAAGGTGGTGAGAATATGACATTCTTTACAACAGATGAATTTAAAGGAATATATACAGACTATGCAGATGTTAATATTCCTAGTTATTATGTAACAAATGCTTGTGAGATGATATTCTCACAAATAGGATTAAGGTATAGGGATAGTAGTTGGACGGACACTACTGTTCCTACGCCTATTAAAAATGCTAGTATGGAACAATTAAGATTTATGCTAGAACATGACTTACCATTTGTTGATACTCAAGAATTAGAAGCAGGAAGTATGAAATCAAAGATAAATAGTGATTATAGTACAATGGCTTTAAGAATATTAGCAAATAATGGTTATTTATATAGAGGTAACCCAATTAATCATAATATGGGTATGCAATTACCTTTTGGAGATTGTTAATGATATTAGTTAATTCGCAAAAAGCAACTCTTAGAAAGTTTAATAGAAATACTTATAATTATGAACAAGAAAATTTCTATGATGACCAAAACTATACAGAAGAAATAATACGAGTTGTGCCTTATAATGTAGACCAAGCTATTAGATTTGGAATATACACTATACCAGAAGCAACAGGTTATTATATGGTTAATAGAGATGTAGATGTTCGTGAGGGAGACCAAATAATATTTATAGGTAAATTTCTAAATACTAAAATGGACTTAACTGAAAAAACACTAACAGTATTGAAAGTTGAAGATAGTTGGAATTTTAATAGGGTAGAAAATAAGATGGTTATAGTAAAATGAATATTGAAGTTAAACTTAATCAAAAGACTTTTAATAAAATACAAAATGCACCAGATAAAATAGTATATTCAGTGGCAAGTAACACATTACATAGAAGTTATCCAACAATACCAATGTCAAATGATAAGTATAAAGGACAATTAAGAAGAAGTTCAATGGCTTATGGTGTTAGAGGTAGTAATGCAATATATAAAATAGGTTCAAATACAAGTTATGCTAAATATGTATGGGTTATGAATAATGAAACTA